TAGACTGCTTATCACCTATAGAAACTTTGTTATGAACCGATGCACGCGGCGCGACCTGCTCCGTGTTGCTCACACTCTAAATGAAATGGTGCTACTCAATGCACCTGACGAAATCATCAACGACTTCTGGAACGAGGAAAAATAACTATGACTACCCAACCCCTGACCATGCACATTGATACTCCTGAACTAACCATCAGCGAGGAGCACACAGTTAAACAGCTACTGAAAACCTCACACATCTGGGCGGCGCATGATAGCTGGACCGCCAATAAGATCATGAAGCATATCGCTAACGCGGTAGACTGTGATCTAGTCCAGCCCTGCCACCCGCTGCGCCCGGTCTTCCGCCGCCGTGGTTAAGCAATACAACGAGGTAGTAGTGGCACGTTTGATGGCACTACTGAGGCACGCATCTGTTAACCTGCCGATGCTACGCGCTGACCACCCCGAACATAAATCAGATGATGATCTGTTCGAGTGCGCTACCCGCCACGTTAAAGGCTGGCGGGATGACCATGATCTACCGTTCCCGGTAACCGCGGAGGAGCTACGTGTTGCTTGCGATACCTACGCTTGTACTGAATGGGAACGGTGGGAAGTAGAAGAAGATGAGCGGAGATACAAGCACGATGTTTGAGCTTGTGTTCTCTGTCTTATATCTAGCTGTGCTGTTGTGGTTCTTTAAGACTTTGTATGGCGCGTTCAAGTCTTAAGAGTAACTACTACTATGACAAAGCTGCGGGTATGTGGCACTCCACCATTACCCGCAGCGGTGAGACTGTATCCCTTGGTTACTTTGACTCTGAAGAAGAGGCACGGAAGATCTTCCTATGGTGCCGATGGATACTAGAAAATGTAACTATCCAAAATGAAACCCCTTGAGAAAGCACTGCAACTAGCAGTCGAAACAAAGTGGAGGAGATCAGATCATCAGTGCTCGATGCACTCGCAGATGACTAAGATCCTCGGTAAGTTTAATCCAAGTGTAGTAGACCAGCGTGCTATCGACGACTGTGTTCTGCTTATCCAACGCCTCTGGCAAAACCCAACAACGGCACGCCGTGTCGCTAATGTATTTAAATCTATGGTAAGAACAGGCCAACGCTACGGCGAGCTAGACTCGCAACTATTCGTGGACCCGCCGCGGGTTCAAGTGCTGCGCCGGGACATCATTCCCGAAGATCAGATCAAACAGATTCGTTCTATCTATGAGCGGCATGACGCAACTCTGCTACTTATGTTTGATCTTGTTAGTGGCTTAGGTCTCCGCGGCTTCGGCTCCGAACTGTTGCAGCTACGACGGCGCGACCTCGACACCTCGCGCGGTACGTTGACGGTATCCGCCAAGAAGGGTGGCTATGAGATTAAACGTAAGTGCCCGCTGAACCTGCATCTGTCTACTGCTCTTATCCATCACATCGACTTCAATCATCTAACTAAAGACGATCACCTGTTCCTACCTAGAGAAGTTAGTAACCTGCGTACAGTGTGGAACACCGCCGTCCGTCAAGAGATTGGATCGGACCTGACCCCGTACCAGCTACGACACAGCTATGCAACTAAGCTACTGCGTAACGGTGTACCCATCCACGTAGTGCAGCGTGTGCTAGGTCACACAAACATTCAGACTACGATGCAGTATGCCCACGTTATGGATGAGGATTTGGAGAAGGTGAAGGAGGTTATTTGACTTACTCTGAGGTAGACCGTGACATCTATCAACTGGCCTACGACATGCGCTGTGTCGATGGGCGTGGTAGGTTAGAGAAGATGAAGACCAGTGGGCAGTTCTCGTCCACTGGTCCCGGCGCAGCTATCATCAAAGAGATTAGCCGACGCCATATCATTTCTATTCAAGCCTACCTCAAAGCTAAGACACTTCGCCGCAAGACGGGTGTTAGTCCTAGGCAGCGGGCTCAAGAAGTTCTGTCTAAACTATCGCCGCACAGTGCGTCCGCCATTAGCATCGAGACAGCGGTCAACGCTATCGCTAGTGAGCGGACGCACCGTGTTACTGAGCTACGCAGGAAGATTGGGCAGAATATTCATAGCCACTTGCGGCTCACTGCTCACGCCGTAGCTAATCCTAAGATGTTCGCATCAGTCAAGGGATACTTGAATGATGTGAAACGTAAGAGCCGTGCTGATTTCGAAAAGCTTCTAAGTAACATCAGGCTAACAGCAGACGAGCCGTATCAAGATGTTATTACTAAGGAGGAGGCAGACGTTGCAGGCACTGTGCTCCTTGAGCTACTGCTATCCTCTTGCCCGGATGTGTTTGAAGTAAACCAGATCACTGACTTCCAACAGCGCGGGCGAAACAAAAACAAATCGTACCTACGGTTTACGCTGGAGTTCTCCAAACAGATCGAGCGTATCGAAGAACTATACACTGAGGTTACTCCACTACATCTACCTGTCTCTGAGTTAAATGACTGGACTGGTATGTACGATGGTGGATTCTACGATAACGCAGCGTACCGCCGTCCGATCATGAGCACCTATGCTTCATCGCAACTAGAAGCAATGAAGGATAGCGACTGCGCTCCTGTGTTCTCTGCTATTAACACACTTCAACGAACGAAGTGGGTAGTGAATACCGATGTGCTGGAGGTGCTGCGCGAAGCCGTGACTGCGGGCTGGCTCGACGATAGCCTTGAGCTACCGACGAGCGAGCCGCCGAGCAAGCCAACCTATCCCGGCGACGATGTGCGTGAGGCAGGCGGCGCAGACTGGCGACACTACGCCAACGCCATGCGCCAGTACCACCGGGATATCCAAGATTGGGATATGCGCCGGGCGCAGTACGGCAGGCTGCTGTTCCTTGCGGACTTCTATTCCAAAAGAGATTATCATTGCCTTGTTCATGGCATTGACTTTCGTGGCCGCATCTATCCGACTACCTCGGCGCTCAACTATCAAGGCGATGACATTCAGCGAGCACTGTGTTGCTTCTCGAAGTCACTCCCCCTTGAAACAAAAGAGGCAGCGGACTGGTACTTAGCTCATGGTGCCAACTGCTACGGCTACGATAAGGTTAGCCTGCGCGAGCGGGTGCGGTGGTGCATCCAGAACAAGAGTAAGATCCAAGAGGTATACAACGATCCTATTGAGAATAGGTGGTGGACTTCAGCCGACAAGCCGTGGCTGTTCCTATCGTGGTGTCTTGAAGCAGCGCCCTTCCTTGCCAACCCGCAGCCGGGGCACCTGAGCCGCCTGCCTATCTCTGTTGATGGTAGTAACAACGGGCTTCAGATCTACAGCCTACTACTGCGTGACCCGGTGGGCGGTAAGGCTACTAATATTGTAGCGCAGGATCAGCCGAGTGATATCTACCAAGACGTGGCTGACCGGACGACCGAGCTACTGCGGCAGGTAGCAGGCAGCAACAGTAAGGATAAGGATCTAGCTGTCGCTTGGCTCAACCTATGCAACGGTAGCCTACCGCGCAAAGCTACAAAGAAAGTAGTCATGACTGATGTGTACTCGTCAACGATGTACAGCAGGCAGCACTACGTCAGTGAATGGTACTACGATATTGTCCGCAACCAGCGGCTCGACCCGGCACCCTTCCCGCCACGCTCCACCTACAAGGCCACGTATTTTTTGGCCCAAAAAATTTCGGAGGCACTTTCGTTAACGGTTTCTGCGGCAAGCCAAGCGATGGCGTGGATGAGAGAACTAGCGGACGAAGCCAGCAAGCAGAACGTTCATCTAACTTGGACGGCACCGACTGGCCTCCGCATCAAACAGAACTACTGTAAGTCAACGGCTCGCACGGTTGAGGTGCAGGCGCAACGTAAAGTAAAGGTGTACCTGCGGGACTGGAGCGATCAGGTTGATCGCCGTAAGTCAGCCAACGGTTTCTGTCCTAACTACATCCACTCACTTGATGCCGCCGCCGCTACTCTTACTGTAAACAAGATGGCTGAGCTAGGCGTTACGGACTTCATGATGATTCATGATAGCTTCGGGTGTCACGCTCACTACATTCCGCAAATGAATCGTTGTCTACGAAATGTCTATCGTGAAATTTTTAGTGACGACTTGCTTGCAAAGGTTAAGCACGAAGTGCAAACTACACTAGCTCCTAGTACACAGCTACCTGATGCACCGCTGCCGGGTAGTCTTGACATCAACCAACTCACCGCATCAACTTACTTCTTCGCATAGCATGGCTGGCCGCATCTACGTTCAACGACAGAAACTCTTCACTCCTAAACTTCGCGCGTTCTACCTGACGCTGGGTGAACCTAAGTTCTATAACTCAGACGACAAGGAGGGTGGATACAGTGTGTCGCTATCAGCAGACCCTGACGAAGTTACTGACTTCCGTATTACTATGGAAGCTATGGCTGAGGAGCTTTACCAAGAGTACCTCGACGCCTCCGGTAAAAAGAAACTGCAACGCCGTGAGCCTCTGATTCCAATGAAGAACGAAGAGGACCGCGACGGTAATGAAACTGGTAACCTCCTCTTCAAGTTCAATACTAAAGCACACCGCAAGCAGAAGGACGGGCGTCTGTTCCCTGTTGATGTGCCTGTAGTTGACACGCAGGGTAACCGCCTGCCTGTCAATAAGACTACTCGCCTAGGTCGGGGGACTGAAATGGTTGTGAGCTTTGATGCTAAGGCTTACTACATGTCTGGCATCTTTGGAATCACGTGGGCGCTGCGTGCTGTGCAGATCCACAATCCTGTCTGGCGTGAGTCGTCTCCGATTGAGGACTTCTCTGGCGTGACCGCTGATGGTTACGTCATGGACGCAGACGAGGCGGCGCTGTCCGACTTCGGGGATTGAATTACATTGGCATCGACCCCGGCCAGCGTGGTGGGTTAGCACGAATCACGCCGGGATCTATTGATGTGTGGCCGATGCCAAGACATGACGCCGAGGAGGCGGCGCACTACGGTACGCCTATTGATTGGAACAAAGTGTACCGCCTCCTCAGCCATTGGGAACCTGCCAAGAAGACGACAGTTGTAATTGAAAAGGTTCACGCCTTCACTGGGCAAGGCGTTAGCTCCACGTTTAAGTTCGGGGCTAACTACGGTGGACTGCTTGGGATACTTGGGGCTATGTCTGCTGACTACATCCTCGTAGTTCCCCGGACTTGGAAGAAGATCGTGCTTGGTGCTAACTACGAGCACGACAAGTTAGGTACGATTGCTTTCCTACGGCATCAGTACCCTACTGTTAACTTGCTTGCAACTCCGCGAAGCAAGAAGCCGCACGACGGCATGGCTGACGCACTAGCTATTGCACACTATGGCTTTAAAAAACAAACGTGAGACATGCCCCCACTGCGGGGCGCGACGAGGCTGGGCTACTGACGACAGCGGTGGGGGTCACTGCTTTTCGTGTGGGGCTCACGCCGGAGGCACTGGTTACACTAAGCAAACGGAGAACGACTTCATGCCTATCGCTACGAGCAAGCTTATTTCTGGCGTAGACATCAGACCGATTGGGAGTAGACGAATTGAAAAGAAAACTTGTGAACGTTATGGCTACGGCTTCGCTGTTTGGAAGGGTAAGGAGGTGCAGGTTGCATCGTTCGAGGATGCGACAGGTACTGTCGTTGCTCAGAAGCTACGCTTCGCAGACCCTGAGACAGGCAAAAAAGATTTTCGTACCCTCGGTGATAGTTCTGCTATCGGTCTTTGGGGTAAGTCTCGCGTTCGTTCTGCGAACCGTATTCTAATTATCACTGAGGGTGAGCTTGACACGCTTGCCGTTAGTCAGGTCTTTGGTAACAAGTACCCTGTTGTGTCTGTCCCGCACGGCGCACAGCAAGCACGCAAGTACATTAAGAAAGATCTGAAATGGATTCAGAACTTTGAGCAGGTAGTATTCTGCTTCGACGAGGACGAGGCGGGGCGGCAGGCAGTGGCTGACTGCCGTGACCTGATCGAGCCGGGCCGACTGCGCGTGGCTCGCCTGCCCCTCAAGGATCCATGCGAGATGCTCAAGGCCCACCGAGGGGACGAGCTTTATCGAGCTATTTGGGATGCCCCACGCTGGACACCTGATAGCCTGCTGCATGGTGACGAGCTACTGCGCCGGGCAACTGAGCGCCACGTGGCTGAGCTTGGCCCGTACCCTTACGATGATCTGAACGAACTGACCGGAGGCATCCGGTTCCGTGAACTAGTAATGTTGTGTGCTGGTTCCGGCGTAGGTAAGAGTACACTGTGTAATGAAATTGCCGCGCACTGTCTAAAGCAAGAGGAAAGTGTAGCAGTCATAGCCCTCGAAGCGGATCCGTACCGGACGGTGCGCGGCATCTATACTGTCCACGCTGGCAGGCCCCTCATCACTGACCACTCCGATGAAAGTAGACAGGCTGTCGAGGCTGCACATAAGGAGTGGGGCGACAAGCTTTATGTGTTCGATGGGTTCGCGTGGTCTGACCCGGACGAACTGTGTGCGCTGTTGCGTTACATTGCCAAGGGTCTGGATACTAAGGTGATTGTACTGGACCACGTTAGTATTGTTATATCCGCAATGGATGTGGACGATGAGCGTAAGGCTATCGACTCGCTCATG